TTAGAAAACGCGCTTCTTCTGTTGACTAAGCCCATCATCCTTCTTACCCGCAAGTAAAACAAGGCTCGGCTGCGTATCCTCTACCTTAACTTTTTTCCTCTTTTTGCTGTCGGTCAGGGAGTTATCCCTCAGTGCTTTATCTGTTTCTTCCTGCGAAGACTCCGCGTAAACTTCCAGTAGAGTTGAGGCCCTTTTCCAGCCGCCTGCTTTCATTATTGTCGGGATGCTGACTCCTGCCTTAACCATTTTCGTGGCCATCATGTGCCTTGCGCTGTGTAAAGTCAAATTCCGCTTTCTCTTTAACCCTAAGCGCCAGAGGACATCTGAGAACTTATTGGTTAACCACATGGGGCTTCTGGGCCTGTATCCATTTTCAGGGTTGGCGAAGACCGGCACGTTCTCTAAATCCCTATCTGTTTGTTTCTTCAGCCTCTGGTACATCATATAGAGCTGGAACTTAAACTTAGGCGATATAGCCACGAGACGGTCACCTGCTGCAGTTTTGGGCATGTCCTGTACGACGTAGCCTCCTGCGTCCTTTGAATATACCACCGTCCTATGAATATGTATTCTGCCTGCGTCAAAGTCTACATCGCCCCAGGTAAAAGCAAGGCCCTCTCCTAACCTCATTCCGCTTTCGAAGTAAAGCGTAAACAGTAGGAAGTACCAGTAATCCATTTCCTGCTTAACATAATGAAGGACTTGCTTGGCCTCCCTATCCGTGAATGCCGCTTTTTTCTCAGGCATAGGCTGTACGGGATACTGGATGCCCGCGCAGGGATTAGGCAGCCCCACGTTGGTAAAAAAGGCGCCCAGTGCTGATACGTAGTTTCTTACTGTGGCCACACTTCTTGTTTCACAGCTGTTTAATACACAGGCCTGTACGATGTCATAGCTTATATCCCTGACATAGAACCTGCCAAGAACCTGCAGCCACCAGTTGATTTTAACCATGTACTGGGCAACGCCGCCTTCTTTTAAGAACGGGCGCTTTCTCTTTTCAAACCATAATGGGAGAACTTCGCCCAGGGTTTTATCCCCGACTTTATCTGTTGACCAGGGATTACTGTCGGCAGGTATACCCATGCCGATACCGGACAGAAAAGCATTTCTTTCCTTAACGGCCTCCATCTCAGTTTCGCAGCGCCTGTTGAACAGTAATTTGCCATTACGGCGGATACGGACTCGATATTCACCTCTTTTCGGTTCGTAGCTTATGTATTTGTATTTCTTTTCTTCTGCCATCTTATTTCGCCGCCTTTCGTTATAAAGCGTGAAAAAGATGGCCCCATCTGTCATATATTATAACAAGATATTATATAGAAGGAAACATTTACTGTTAATGATGCAAGCGACTCTTCCGAAAATGTCAAGTAGAAAAAAGCATAACAAAAGAGCCGCCATAAAGACGGCTCCGGCTGTTATTTACTGTTACTTACTCTTATATCTATTTAAGATATCTGTGTCTGATACGCGATAGACGTTAGCCCAACTCGTATTTGACGTTCCTTTTATACCCTAAGGGTGTTTAAATTACACCTATATACTATCAGCTTTTCTTCGTGCCGTCAATTCTTTTTTCCATCAGATAGCCTAACGCAATCTGGCTGGTCTGTTCCAGCAGCTGTTCACGGTAATTTACCCAGCTTGCCTTCGGATTCTCGATACGGTCAATACCGTAACCTGCTACGGTGCCAATAACAACCTGTCCTAAAGTCTTCCAGAATTTCATCTAAAATCATTCTCCTTTATTTGATTAGTCCTTAAAACCATACCATTCGCTTTCATCCTGCGTTTCGTCATGCGTAGTAAACTGCCAGCCAACATGATAGAGCTGCGGCACCTCCGCCTTTAAACTGTTCTCATGATAGCCGTACTGGGCAACCCAGATGGGGATATCGTAGTAGTTTAACTCATAGAAGTCCAGATAATCATAGAAATACGAATACTGGGCGTAGATACCTATCCTGTTATAGCCTTCGTACCAGCTCTGCATCGTGCCTATCGCGTCCCTAAGCTGCGGCCAGACATCTTCCCGGCACACGGCCGGTACTTCCATGTCCCACCAGATACCCAAGGGAGGCAAGCTCTCACCCAGGAACTCATAGAGCCTGTCGTTAATCCACTTTGCTTCTTCCTGGAACTTATCCTCGTCTCCCGCATGGCTTACGTAGTAGATGCCGTAGGGGATATCCAGCGCCTTACAGTCATTAACGAATTCCGTAAACCGGTCATCCAATGTGGGTACGCCTCCTAAGGTTTCCCCCAGCTTTAAGATGATACCGTCCGCGCCTTTTTCCTTTAGTGCCGCTACCCTGCCGCTTTCCTGGCAGTCAGAGATATCGTAAACTTTCATTATCTTTATCTGTCTCCTTCCTATGGTTATTCTTTATGCCGGGTACACATCGCCCTCAATGCCATGAGTACCGTAAGATATGTCACTCGAATTGAAATGAAGCCTATAGAACGACGTAGGCTCTAGCTTATTCGAGTAAATTTTGAGCGTTGTTTCCCTGTAACTATAATTGTAACGTTGTTTTACCGCGTCCCATTCTTTATTACTGCAGTATCCAATGAACTGATTAAACGCATCGGCCGCTATATCTTCTACGCCTTTTCCTTTACTGCCAAATATTATGGTTTTCCCTGTGTATTTTGTGGCTCCATTTTCAAAGGCTCCGCTTTCGACGATTTTCAGAGCTGGGAAGTTCCAGGTATGGTCATCTACGGCTGTATCGGCCCAGGTCGTAGGAACTTCCGAGTAAGCAAATGCATGGTCACCAATCGTTTCTATGCCTTCGGCAGTTATATTACACTGGAACTTAGTATTGTAGAACGCATTTTTACCTATCGCTTTTACGCTGCTGGGAATCTTAGCTGATATAATTACTTTTTCCATATTCGCGAACGCATTGTCCGGAATTGCTTCAGTACCGTCAGGAATAACAAGTTTCCTTGTATTATTTATTTCCGTTTTCGCAGCTTCAATTTCAGACGCCGACATATAACGCATACGAAGACTTTTGCCTTCAGAATCCTGGGTTCTTACAGCAGCTTCCGTGTTTCCGATGAGCTCTCCCGTAACCAGTCCTTCATTATCTGCCGTAAGTCCCTTAAACGTAATCGTCTTAAGGCCGGTACAACCACGTACAATGTTCGTCAATCCCTCAGGTATAGGAATCTTCGATACATCCAGCTCTATATTCGTAAGCCCCGTGCAACAGTCAAACATTCCCTCATAAGTGGTGCAGTGCGTATAGTCCAGGTTTTTCAATACATTGTCCGTCAGGCTTGCGTATGTGTCCGGGAATACGTCCGTCATCTTATAGTTATGCTGGGACAGGTGATATGTCTTAATTGTTTTTTTCGCATCCATCTTTATACGGATACTGTTTATCCAGACACTATCTGCTCCCGTATTCCCACTGGAATCCTTTCCGTAAAGTATCGACAGGTAGTACTGTGTGTCCGCCTTAAGTTTGATTTCCTTGTTTTTATCGCTTGAAACTTTCCCAGAACCCCACAGTACTTTACTATCAGGACGTGTACTCCAGTTCCAGGATTTAATACTCTTGTAAGAATCCGCGGAGTATTTTATTGTGTCGACAGCAATTAAGCCATAGTCATAATTAGATTCGCTCTCTAAGGCCGCATCTATATACATTGATGCGTCGCTACTAGGCTTAAACGTGTAATGTACAACACTATGTCCATTGGACTGTGTGCTGACTCTCAGTAATTTATTGTCCTTCCCTATGGCAGTAGGCGAATCATCGCTAACCAGATAAAAACCAAATGGCAGGTCATCATTTTCCAGCGAACTGGTCAGAGTTACGTCTACATCCTTCATTTCTTCCGTTACGGGTTCAATACCGTCAATAAGAGTAGTTTCCGGCGCCACCAGCTTATATCTTGTAGCATAGAGAGCCGCGCGGTTCTTGGATGCTGCTTTTACACAGCCAAATAAAGTAACGACGCAGGTTTCCCCCGGCTCAAGAGGAATATCGACTTTTATATCCTTGTTGTGCCAGTTGTAGGGATTGTCCTTATAGTAAAGGCCGCTTTCCCCAACTTTCATCTTATCCAGTGTAGCGTAATCAAAAGTCTTCGTTTCCTTATCTTTCACGACACCCGCCAGATAGCAGTTACTGTTTGATGCTTCGTAGCAGTTCGTAACCAGCGTAAATGTACCGCCCTGCGGAGGTGCTTTTACTGTCCAGCTGCAGGACTTGGTTATCGTTTCTCCGTCTTCCAGGTCAGCACTTACGCCGTTCCAGTCAGCGTTTTTAAAGCCGTCATAGCTGACCTGTATTCCGTAGCTGCCTTTATCAAATTCACCACAAGCCAGGCGGTCTTCATTTACCGCAGGATAGGATACCTTCCAGTTTCCGTCGTCGTCTTTTGCCAGTTTAAAGCCGCCAATCGTTTCTGCCAGCTCATCCAGGGTAAAAGTAGTTTCTACGCCCAGCTTATCCCTTATTGCTCCCGCCAGCATGGTAAGTTTGCCTTCAAGACTCACTGGCCGCCACCTCCTTCCTTATCTGTTTCCAGGTCAAGCATGAGAACCGTCTGTATCATCTCATCGATATTCATAAGGTCATCTTTCTCGGCCTTCTCCCTTATCAGGTCGGCTATTCTCTTCAGTTTTGCTTCCAGCCCCTTTGGGGCACTTGCCGTTTCACTCAAAGTTTCTTCGTCTCCAGTCCTTCAAGGGCTTTAAGGCGTTTATCGATATCCTCAATAACACCGGCCAGGCTTTTCTTTTCTCCCGTGAGTGCGTAGTTGTTATAGCCATTTACTGCATTGCTCAGGTTGTAGCCGGCCAGGGATTCATCCTCGCTGCCTCCCATTTGCCCATTGATGAGTTTTTCGTATCTGGTTGTTTCAGTAACTGCGTTATTCAGCTTAGTCAACAGTGAACTGATTTCGTTGGCCAGACCGTTTATTGCCCCGCTTGCTGTTTTTACGTCTTTTAAACTGCCGCTTTTAAACATTGTGGCAGTAAGTTCATGCGTATTCTGTTTAAGAATAGCGTCGGCCGATATTTGACTGATTACTTCGGCTATAGCCATGTCTAGGGAATTAAGTGCTTCAATAACCGTTTGGGCAGTGCCGCAGTCAAGTCTTTCTGTGCGCACATCAAAAGAGTAGCCGTTATTATTCACCCTTCTCGTAGCTGCTCCGCTGAACCCTGTATTGGCGCTAATCTCTCCCGTAAGTACGTCCTTGGCTACCGTGCTGGCATCAAACTGGCCACCTTTATCAAGTTTTACCCACTCTGCCGGATTATCGATTTCGTAGTTGCGGATATACGTCCCTTCACTGCTTGATACGATGTCAAGGAATCTGCCTGTATCGGTATCCGAACCTGCCAGATGTAACCCGACAAACGGCTCCTGACTGCCAGGAAGGCTGCCGGGGAGTTCTTCACGGGAACTGAGGGTACTTTCATTAAAGCTGCAGGTTCCTACAAAATCGGATATATAGTCACCAGTCTGCGGCCTTAACGTATCCATGCTGGAAAATGGCTTCCAGGGGATTGGTTCCTCTTCGCTCCCCGATACTTTACGCCAGTAGGCATTTTCGCTTTTCCCTACAAGTATCTGAAACATGTTGCTGCCGGAACTACCGAAATTAAAGCAGTGCCAGGCTGACGAATCATCTATATCTTCAGGCAGGTTCATCTCTTCAGGGTTCTTAAATTCGGTCGCTGAACTGCATATTGTGAAGCCCTTCATGCGGTCTGTTACTTTACGGCATTCAGCCATAGGGAGCAGTTTATAGGCGCCCTTTGCTTCTTCCGGTTTCCGCAGGGATTCTATCCATTCAGCTTCCGTCATCGGAGTTTCGCCGTCAGCTACGGTAGAAACATAGCTTTCATAGGTGCTTTTTCCGTCCGCGCCTTTATCGCCCTTAGGCCCCTGTGGACCAGCCGGGCCTTCCTGTCCGTCCTTGCCGTTTGCTCCCGGCATGCCCTGTGGTCCCATCGGGCCTGTAAGCCCTTGTTCACCCTTGTCGCCCTTATCGCCTTTCGGCCCCGGAGTAAGCTGAATATTCTCCAGCTGTTTTTGGGTGGCGTAGGTTTCCTGAATCTCTGCCGTCTTTGCGTAACCAGACAAATCAAGGCTGCCGCCAGCAGCTGTCGTCGCCAGCTTTTCGTCTACTTCTTCCTTACGGTAGTAATCAGACAGGTCATAAGAGCCGTTTCCATCCGCGCCCTTATCACCTTTGTCTCCCTTAAGGCTTTTAAGCCATTCCGTTTCCGAGCCGTTATAGCCATTCTTTACAGCTATCTGATACGCGGAAAGACCGTCCGCGCCTTTTTCACCCTGCTCGCCCTTATCGCCCTTAGGCCCCATCGGACCGTCCGCGCCTCTTAATCCTCTCGGGCCTTCCGGGCCGGTATTGCCAGCGGGGCCTTGCGGCCCCTGTGGGCCTGTAAGCCCCTGTTCGCCTTTTTCGCCCCTGTCACCCTTATCACCTTTAGGGCCTGCCGGTCCTCTGTCGCCCTTTAATACACCTACACTTAACTCGGCGCTGATATCTACTGTGCTATTGAGTTCAGCTTCCAAAGTAGCCAATCATTTCATTCCTTTCACTAGAGACTAAATCAGAGATTTAGTCGTGGTTAACGTCCTGCTTTAGGATGAACGCGGCCGGCCCTATAGTCTGTACCATGCCTAAAGAAGTAAACAGACAGATATCATACACATAGCGGCCCGCCTCTAAATCCTTCGTATCCTCGTGTTTAAAAAAGATACGCGGCTGACTGCTTTCTATCTGAAGTAAGGGCGCGCCCGTATCCCCTGCGTCTTCCCTTACGGTAAATACCAGCTTATCGCCTTCATTCATCTCGTAATCCTTATCCAGCGTGTTATCATGTAAGGCCACGTTGAGCACGGCAGTATCGCCGCGCACCAACGTAACAGCCCCTTTTTTAAGGCTAATCACTCACTCATTCCTTTCGCTCGCTATGCTCACTCCAGTCATTCCGTTCATGTCGGAAAACTTCGTTTTCCTCCGTTCAGCATCCCCTTGATTGTTGGAGAAACCGGAGTTGTCGGCTCTTACAGGTGCTTACCAATTAAAACACCGGCGAGGGCGCCTACTATCCCGTTGACTACGGATACATCGTAACCGCCGCACATGCCGACAATTAAAGCAACTACCAGGCCCGTAGCCACTATTCCGTTGACCGTAACATGTTCCAGCATTATCCCTCAACTCCTTATTTGATATAGATACCGTACATACTGAGCAGTAACGGAATCAGCCAGGCAAAGATGGTTTTAATCCCCACTCCCTGATTCTTCATGGCCCAGAGTTCATCTACCTTCTTGTTTATATTATCCTGCGCCTCCACCTTGGCTTCTAACCTGCTTAATCGGTCGGAGACTTTGTTCAGGCTTCCCGTCAGTGCATCCATCTTGACCTCAATACGGTTAAGCTGGGTCATGAGTATATTTTCACTGTCATTCATGCTTCTCTTTCCTCTATTTTTTATTCCAGGCCCTTCTATTGATAAGAGACTGCCGAAACAGCCTCTTTTTCAATTTACTTCTTGTATCCCCTCATGGCTTTCTTGATGTATTCCTGCTGCTTATTCTTATCCTTTATGTTCTTCAGGTCATGCTCTACCTTTTCCACAAACATATAGTCGCGGCGGTCAGAAGCAGACATCTGTTTAAGGCGGAAGTTCTTTTTCATGGCGGTCGTATTATACTTATTTGTCCCGCCGGGAGATTCTTTCGTGCCGTCAAATGCCTTGGCTGTTTTCTCCTTCAGCTCATAGAAGTCGGAAACTGCCTGTGAAGAATGCTTATCCGGCGTAAACTTCGCACTGAATCCCAGGGCTTTTCCAAGTGTCAGGTTACGATTGCCCTTAGCCCAGTCTGCAGTATCCATGAGCTGTTTCGCCATCTGGCCACCGACGCCTTTTGACGTGAATTCAACCTGTGCGGGATTAACCCCTAAAGCTCTGGCTATTTCTACAGCCATAGTGCTGGTCTTGTTCTTATCGTAAGAGTTGTCGAAGTCCTTTTTCTTATACTTATCTGCTACGATTTCACGATTGCTGAAGAGGTCGTAGTTCATTTTAAGTTCTACAGCTGTTAACGGGCCGGTTGTCGGCATGCCGGGGAGAAGTTCATATAAGAGCTTGGCTGTTTCCAGTAAATGTTTGCCGTACTTACCATCCTGCGTAGCGTTAAAGAGATTTTCAAAGGCGCCGCAGAGAGCACCAAGTTCCTGGCTCTTTGGAATAGTCAGATGTTCGGACAAGAACCAGCTGCGGCTCTTTTCTTCGTCCGACATATCCTGATACCAGGGTTCATTATGGATGCGAAGCCAGTTCAGATAAGTCATTCCCACCGCAGTACCTGCTACGATGGCTGCGCGTTTCCTATTCCTGCCACGGAACAGGGCATGTATATAAGCTCTTGTACCCTGAATTGCCGCATTGAAGAACGGTCCGTAGCGGTTGACCTTCTTACCGAAGGAACCATGGCGGCCAAAGTCTACGGCCACCCTCTTGGCGTTCATTACGGCATCTTCAAAGTCTGCGCCGCCTTTTAAATCAGACTTAAACTTGCCCAGACGGGTTGAACTTTCTACCGCAGAAGGTATCGCAGTGGCTTTCTCCTTGAATCCTTTCCAGGTCACCAGAGGCTTATCGTATGCCTGCTTAACAGACTTGGTAACGTTGCCTTTGTCAAGAGCTACCATGTTGGAGTGGCTGATACCTGCAACCTTGAAGTCGTAATAATCCTGGTCTTTGGATTTAAGGCTCTTAAGGCCGTCAATCTCGGTTTTCACAGGTTTATACATCTTTCCTTCACCCAGCAGAAGGCCATCCACGAACTGACGAACAAGCTGCGTTGCGGTAAAGGCCGGGGTGTTAACCGTTCCTGCGCGCCAGAAATCCATCATGCCTGCCCAGCATCTCATTATGGCATTGGTTTCTTCCGGCGACTCGATTACGTCCATCGCCTGTTTAATCAGCGGGTCCTGTACATCGTAAGCCACCCTTTTGCCGTTTTCCCAGCCAAAGACTACGGTACTTTCATCCGTTACCTTTTCGGGGTCAACTTCGCGTCCGAGCTTAAACGCCTTGAGGTCTTTTACCATCGGCTCAATAACGAGCTTATTCCGCGCCGCCTCATTGGTGAGCGTCTGGGTATAGTTTTCCACGTCTTCCAGTACGTTGTGGATATCGTGGTTGCTGCCCTTAATGCTGTCAAAGGTTCTCATCGCGCTCTTAATTTCCGCATCGGGTACACCGGCTTCTTTTAACGCGGATTCCAGCTGGGGCTTGAAAGCCTTGGATATCGGCAGGAAGTTTCCTTTAAGCGCCTTATGCACCTTATTTGAGATAAGCCCCGACTTCTCCGCGATATTCAGCAGGTTATCAGTATAATCATAAATCTCCTTAGCGGCGTCTTTTACTTCTTGAGGCGCGTTCTTGACCACTTTTCTCGCGTCCACGACGCCATTGCGCCAGGGCATCTGGTAACCACCTGAACGGAGCTGATGGAGTTCTTTTTCCAGCGCTTTTTGCTTCTGCTTGCCGCCGAAGTCCATGGCAGCCATATAGCCTTTCGCTCTTGCTGCAGGAGCAGAATCTTCCATGTTGAGTTCCGTATCTATCCCCTTGTTCTTTATAAGGTTCTCACGGCGATTAATCTCATTTGTAAGTCTGTTTTCACGCGCCTTAAGATTCCGGTGGAGCGTATTGGCAGCCAGATAAGCATTGAGTGCCTGCAGCATGTCCTTGTTGCCGAACTTGCCTTTAACTGCCTGATGATAGCCCTGAATGATATTATGCAGGCTCTTGTGTTCCTTGACTGTACCTTCGCCAAAGACCTTATTGATGGAATTCGCGATTTTACCTGCATCCTCTGCCTTATGAGGTTCAACCATAAGTTCTGCTACGCCTTTGCCCGTACCTTTTGCGTAGGATATGTTGTCGTAGAGGGTGTCTTTTGAATGTTCTACGCTGCCGCCAGCTGCTTTTTTCTTTTCATCGAAACGCTTGGCGCCATAGTCCTCGTCAACAAGCTGCATCTTGAGCTTAGTCAGCCCGTTGCTTACCATCTGTTTCGCGGTTTCTATCCTGCCCAGTCCTGCGTACGGGTCATAGGCCTCCAGTGATGCTTCTACTGCGGCTTCAGGAGACTGGGTACGCATGCGGTAAAGCCCGTCCTGCAGTTCCTTTACCTGTGTTTCGAGGCCGCTTTCCTTAATCTTCTCTTCAATAACACGGTCAAACTGCGGGAAATCTGCCTTAGCCTGTTCAGGGTCATGAAGATGCTCTTTTATTGCGTTCATGACGGCAAAGCGCCGATTATCCGGGCTGTGGATACCTTCATCATCATGGTAGTATTCCTTTTCCCTGTCTACGCCGTACTTGTTCCGTTCCCACATCTTTTTCAGGCCGTCATTAAGTTCCTGGTCGTAGCGCTGTTCCGTAATATTGAAGTCATCCGTCAGCTTATCTGCGAGATGATGAACCTGTGCGTCCGTATCGTTCTGATGCTTGGTTACGATTGTATTGCCATCCACATAGGAATCGCGGCCGCCTGCCCTTTTCTCGTTGAAGTTGGAATCATCCAGCCTGTAACCGAAAGCCTCTATACGGTCACGCAGTTCTTTGTTGGTGATAGGTTCTACGCTTTCTTCCGGTTCTTCCTGTACCCTGTCTTTCTTATTCTTCGGGAAAGTTCTTTCCGCCAGTGAGTTTGATTTCTTTTCGGGGTTAATCCATTCACCGCGCAGGGACGGGTCTTCAAGCATCTTTTCGATATTCCGTTTCATCTGGGTATCGGTATCTTTGGGTGCTTCCAGTTCCCAGGATTCGGGGTCATCAATTAAACCTTCGTCTTCCTTGGGTGCTTTGTTCTGAAAATCATCCTTAACCCTGATATCCCAGGATTCCGGGTCGTCAATCAAGTCCTCGCCTGCCGGTTCTTCTTTGGGCTCCGGCTTACGGAGTTCGGGCTCTTCTTTTAGTTCGGGCTTACGGAGTTCAAGTTCTCCCAGCTGTGCCTGTTTAATCTTAATTTCCTCTGCCCGCTGGCGAATCATTTTATCCATCAGGACTTTGGCATCATAATCCGCTGCCACTTTTGAGGCGTTTACGGTTTCTCCCTCATAGCCTGCTTTTTTCAGTACAAGGCGGTCTGTTTCACTGAAAGACTTTAAGGGGATTTCCTTATCGCCCAGCTTTTTCATCGCATTTACTGTAGCATCAGATAAACCAAGGATGGACAGCCTATCGGGTTTCCCCAGTGCGATATCCTGCTGTTTCTTCAACTCACCCAGTTCATCTTTTATCTGGTTAATGACAGCAGCATCATTATGTGACGGTACATCCTTATTGCCGATTTTTACTCCCTGATTATAGAGGCGTTCTGCGTAAGCATCATCAGATTCACCAGGCTGGCGCTCTACCTTAACCTCCTGCTTTTCCTCTTTACCGAAGATTTCTTCAGGGTCAGGCAGGCTGTTTGTTTCCGCCCTGGCCTCATCTTCCAGCGAGGGAAGGTTGTCCGAGCCTTTTTCGGCCGCATTATTTACTTCATCAAAAGCGTGACTGTTGTTATCTGCCGCAGTTTCCTCGGTATCCCTGGCAAGATTTCGTACATTCCCCGTGCCGCCTCTTGCTCCTCCTGCCTTGATAATACCCGTAGGCGTCTGCCCCTGTTCATTTAAGCCGCGCTCTACGATTCTATCCAGACTGGAACTGTTGCCTACGATACGGCCGTCACCGGCATACATCATGACATGTTCATCGCCGTCAAAGACGATAACGTCGCCACGTTCCAGCTTACTGGGGTCATAGTCCAGGTAACGACCCTCTGCCTTCGCGTCCTCAATGAGTTTAGGTACACCAACTACGCCGTTATTTAATTCGCGGCCCAGGAAATCATTATTCTTGCCCAGTTTGGTTACGGCTTCCACACAGCCAACTGAATGATTATCCATGGTGTTGCCGACTTCACTCATGTCGATATCCCAGGAAGCAGAGTTTCCGGGGGCTCTTCCAGAGCCTCCGTACTCATTCTCTATCTGGTGCACAGTCGAAGTATAGTCCGGGTTCGCGTTGCCGTTGTATTCCCTCAGTCCTGCATCAATATCCCCGCCGTTATCATCAATACAGCGCTTCAAGCTCTTTACGCCGACATCGATACTTTCATAGGGGTCAGAGATACCGTTGACACCGAATACGTTTGAAGTACTCTTCCCATGCTGGCTTTCTGTCTGTGCTACCGCGTGTCCCAGTCTGGGGTCTAATCCGTACCTGGCACAGGCTTCGTTAATGGCAGCATCATATTCAGAACCTGTCTGTATCCCTTCTGATGTTGGCTCTGGAGCCTGTTCAGGTTCAGGCGCAGGTTCAGTCTCTTTGCTGCGTGTATAATCATAGCCTTTCTTGCCTGCCCGGATACCGCCTTCGACAATCATGCCGGGTTCAAGGACTTTGTTCCAGAGGTCTGCGGGATGGTCGTAAATAGCGGAAAGCGTCTGGCCCGGATGAGAAACTGCGCCCACAACTTCTTCCAACGGTTTTCCAATTACGGTATCCACTACATTATTGGCTGCGCCAAGGACACCGCCAGAACCATTGCCTGCTTCGCCGTTATAGCCATCGGATGCCGCGTTTACTACGCCACTGATAAATGAAGGAGCCGCTACTGCCCCGGCTATGACACGGGCAGGAGCAGGCATATAAGGAGTTGCCGCAACCTTCATTGCTGGATTTGCGACGGCGTCTTCATAGAGTTTCCATTTACCTTCTGAACCGCCGCTTTCCCAGACTGTATCAAAGTCCTGGTCAACCAAATTTGACCAGTCACGAAAATCTCTTCCTATATGCCCCGGCAGGTTATCCGCGAATTCGGTGGTACTATAGTCATAGTTAGAGTTCGGGTCAATAACGGGGGCGCTTCCCGTAGCATCATAACCATAACTGCTGCCATTTTCTGCTTCAGATGCGGATTCAGGTGTTACGTTGCCGTCATCATCCCGCAGCTGGTCAAAACGCTGAAGGGCATTATTGGTGTAGTAGTCGTCGAAGTCATTAAGCGCGCCCCTGAAATCACCATGAACAAGTTTCTGGGGAACAGATAAGTCGTTATAATCCTTTCCTTCAACATTGTACCAGTCTGCTGCTGCCTGACCTGTTTCCGCGCCTACCTGTTCTAAGTCTCCCTGTTCCTGCTGACGAACATTAGACATTGCCTGGCCTACATGCTGAAGCGCCTTTGTGATATCCTGCGCCATTTCGCCCCAAAAGGAGCCGCCGCCATCTGAACTTTCTTCACTGGAGTCTGTATCTTCAACCGGTGTATTCGCTGTTATATAGTCAACCGAAGAACCATACTGGGCCGCCCCTTCCCGCTCTTCGCGTTTTGCCTCAAGACTTTCTGTAATAAAACTCATTTAGGTTACATCGCTCCTTTAAAAACGGGGAGGAAAGCCCTCCCCTCTGTTTGATTACTGTGCGCTATAGACTTGGAGATTATTCTGGTACTTGCCACTAACTCGTTCCAGCTCCTGTTTTGCCCAGCGGATATCATCCTCGTCGGCCTCTGAAGACTCCATGAATTTATGTAATTCATCGGCATAAGCTGCTACGTTGTGGTCATCAGCATCGCTATATGCCGTCCCCGGAATGCCATCCTCGCCTATGGACTGATAAGCAAGTTCGCCCAGGTGATTCAGTTTGTTACGCCAGCCTATGGCACTTTTACCACCTGTTGCACCCTTAATATTCGCACCCCGAATATGGTATTCACCGTTGATATGGGCCACATCCAGTTTTGTTTGGTTATCTTCATGATTCATCTTCTCTTTGCTCTGTCTATCTTTTTCCTTATCCTTCGATACCAGAATATCCTTCGGACTCAGGCTCTTGCTGATAGTGCCAAGAACCTGATAAGGACTGCCGTCATCGAACTTGCCGCCGTTAGCGGGTACACCGATAAGCTGAATATTGCCGCCGGAATCAATGTTTACAGTCTTAATGTTGTCACTGCTCAGAATCTCTTTGGCAATGGCCAGGTCATAGGCAGGCTTATTGAAACGCTTCGCCATGCTGTTGTAGTTGGCAAGTTCCGTCAGGAACGCTATTTTGTTCGCAGGTCTGCTCATATCTGCGCGCCCTGTCACGTTGCCTTTGTTATCACGGGCCAGGAGCTTATCATTGGTTCTTCTTAACTGCTGGTCAAGTAGACTGTCCTGATACGTGTCAAGGTTGTCCTCAATGGTAGAATCAATCATCTTAAGGGCTTTTTCCGCAGCGGCCTCACCGTACTTGCTTACCATCTGTCTAAGCACTTCTGCGCGTTTCTTCTTCATCGCGTGTTTGTATTCATCGTAAGAAGGAGCCGCCTTTGCTATCTTGCCGTTTGCGCCGTACTGTTCCTTAATTGGATTTTTATACTGGAATTCCGATGCAGCCGGTGTTCCCTGCTGTTCACGGTCATGGGCCGCCTGAATTTCGTTGGCTACCTGTGCTTCTTTGCGGACTTCAGCATCATGTTTCTCATCACCCGTCAGCTTATCACCAATATAACGGCTTCCTACGTACCATTCAGGATGTTCCATCATGCCTTTACGGTACTTGTAGTTTTCGATGGACTTATTGACGTAGTCTTCCTGCGACTGGGGGGTAATGCCGGTCAGGGGATTATTCCGCTGTGCAAATTCACGCTGCATATCGCCTACGCTCATGTTCTGGTAGTTCGGACGCTGGTTATGTTCCTGATATTTCTGGATATAAGCCTTCTTCAGTGTTTCATCGTCAGGATTGTTACCCACATAGTAGTTGCCGATGAACTGTTCCGGGTGCAGCGCCTTCTGTGCCGCGAAATCTGCGTTAAATGGCTTCTGTACGGGCGAAGTTTCTTCAGCGGCAGATTCTGTCGTCGGAGCCGCTGACTGCTCTCCAGCTTGCGGCGTGCTCGTGCCCATTGGGAAGTAGTTGCCATTCTGATTATCTGCCAGATTAAAAGCGTTCTTAGGCTGATAACCAAAAGCCTGTGTCGGCTGTGTAAAGTTATACTGCGTCTTAGCATCCTGCGAACCGTTTGTATAGTTAATGTGCTGCAGGCCGTTGGGTACTACTTTATCAAAAGCAGCCTGTGCTCCGTAATGAAGCTGTTTCGGCCCGTTAACATGAAGGAAGTCTATGTCAGGCATTATTCCCTGCCGCCGAAGATTCTCCATGGCGTCCGCCTTGGCGTAGGCGCCCTGTTCCGTTACGATAGGAGCAGGCTTTTCATACTGTGGCTGTCGTGCCGCTTCTGCGTCTTTTTCAAACTGTTCGGCCATCTTGGCAGCACCATCAACGGCTCTTTTGTTTATATACGTAGACAGGATATCAGCTAAAGCGTTAAAGGCCCCATATCCTGCTTGTCCTGTATATGGCATCCGTTAGTCTCCTTTCAGTTAAAAGAATCTCTGCTGGCCATAAGGAAGGCCGAAATTACCCAGGAAATTATAGCCCTGTACTGTAGGGGCCAACTGGATTCCTGCCTGATAGCTTCCCGGCGCGCCATTATTCGGCGTTAAGTTCTGTCCCTGTACTACGGGAGCAGCGGAGGCTGCGGGGGCAGGAGCCTCTGATGCGGCAGCAGGAGTAGGAGCCTTGCCGCCACCCATGAGCTGTCCGAAACCTTTAAAGAGGTCTGGCGCTATCTTGCTGAAATCAAACTTCTTTCCCTGCGGTACGGTAACAGTAAGTTCTTTAGGCGCTGTCCCTGCGGAATACCCCTCCCCTTTGGTTTCCATTGAGGCTGTCGGGTCCAAACCTGCCAAGGCGTCACCAGCTACTTTCTTACTGCCGCCGCCGAACATACCCAGAGCCCTGCCGCCTAAGTAGCCAGCACCTAAAATACCTAAAGCCTTAAGCCAGTCATTTCCATCCATCAAATAATCATCCTTTCCGGCGGAGAGGAACAGTAGTCCCCGCCGCCATCACTATAAACATCATTACTTCTTTTATTTGGCTATATTCCTGCTTATTCACCAAAACCTTCGGCAGCTACGTCATTGGCGAAGAATACGTTAACGCCGTCTACGGCAAAGTCATAAACATAGGCAATCTTATCGGTAAGTTCAAGGGCCGCGATTTCACTCGGTCTGCCATGGAAGACCAGGGCCTCTCCCGGATAATCAATATAGGAGAAGTGGCGGCCGTCATAGTAGCGCTGAGACTCTGTCGTATGCCAGACTGTGCCGTTCTTAAAGCAGGCGTTAACTATACGCTGCTTATGCGGCGGATTTACGTAGGTTACCTTCTTGGTTACGATATCGCCCTGCTCGTTAAGGGAAAGGACTTCATCGCCTGCCTTAATATCCTCGATATTCTTGTAACCTGTAGGCGTCGTAACTTTCGTACCAGCCGTAAAGCAGGCAACAAAGGCTGAACCAAGCGTCCCCACTGCGCCCCACATGCCGGAATTATCGCTGGACTGGGAAGTAGTCGTAGTAGCACCTGCGGCCCCCATGCGCCCGGAATACATCGTATTAAACTGATTCTGGGAAGGCAGGTAAAGATTCTGGGCAAAATCAAGCATACGGCCCGGTGCGTAGAACTGGTTAGCCTGTGCCGTACCCGCACCCTGGAAGTGTTTATCGGCCGCGCCCGTTGTCGCGGTAAATACATTCTGTGCCTGCTGCTGTGCGCCGTTAAAGTAAGTACCCTGGGCCGCGATACCAGTATCGAAATTATGCTGGTTGGCCGTGTTGATACCGTTATAGTAGTTATCCGTAGCCTTCTGCCGTGCGGAGTAGATATTGTTGTTATCTGTATTTGCGGCCTTGTAGACGTTATCATACAGGCTCTGGTTCGTCTTGTAGATATTATCCGCAGCCGTGGAGTTGACTTTGTAGATGTTGTCCGCGTTATTTGTCGTGCTGGCATATATGTCCTTAAGCGCGGCGAGGTCACGGGCGTCCTTTGCCTTGTTATAGTCATTAAAGGCGTTATATGCCTGCGTATTTGCCTTCTCCTGCGCGTTATAACGCTGGGTTTCCGCATTTACGCGAGCCTGATTGTTGGCATCGTCCATCTTGCTTCTCGCACCATATAAAGCAGAGGCGGTATCAAGGGCGCTCTTCTGTGCGCTGTCTGCCGCAGCCTTATCGTTGTTATAGTACGCGGTGTTATCTGCGCGCCGGTCATTATGGAGCTGGTTATCCAGTCCCAGCTGGGCCTTGTAAACATCGCCCTCTAAATTGGTGCTGTGATTGTAGACGTCGCTATTCAAAGAAGACTGGGCCGCGAAACGGTCAGCTTCGGCCTTGGCGCGATTATCCCAGTACTTATCGGCAGTTTCAATCATGGCGTTGTTGTAGGCATCGTTTCTTGCCTGCTGATGCGCGTAGGAATTGTCGATATAGTCTTTCTGCTGGGCATAACGGGCCGCCTCATCTGCCTGTCTCTGCTTATTTAAGGTGTCGGTGATACCCTGTGCGTCAGCAAAGCCCTGCTGTGCCTGCTGGTTGCGGTTGTTGTAGAGATTCTGGTTAAAGGTCGTGGCCGCGTTGAAGTTGTTCGTATCTGCCTGCTGCCGTGCCGCGTAGTTGTTGGCCTCCTGCGCTGTGGCAGTCTGATGTGTCTTATCGTAGGTATCATTTAAGCCCGCATTGTAGGCCTTATCTGCATCCGTACGCTCGTTATATACGTTCTGGTTGTAGTTTAAGACGTCCTGATGACGCTTAGCCTCGTTAGACACCTGCTGATTATAGTAATCAGATACCTGTTTAAGAGCATCATTGTAGCTGGTGTTTGAAAGCACATTTCTTGCGTCATAGGCGGCCTTTGCGCGGTTTTCCTCATCCGTACGGTCAGCGTTATACAGGTTCCAGAGGGAGGTATAACGGTCTTTATCCTGTGCCTGCTGGTCACGCAGGATTCCTGCCTGCTGTGCCATGTCGTTTGAAAAGCTCTTGGCCAGTGTATCGGAAACAGACTGGTTAACGGAATCAAGGCCAGTATTCGCGGTGGAGGAGTTGATGATGCCGCGTCTTGCCATATTGGATAACCAGGAGCCCTGTGTAGCATCAAGGTCGTCCTTTAATGCCTGCCGTCTGTTCTTTGCCCAGTCACCTGCCAGTCTGCCGTTGGAAAGCTCTTCCCATTTATCTGCGTTGCCATACTGGGCGTTGGTATAGCGGCTTTCAATATCATCCAGCTTGGAGCGGTAACGGCTGCCTATATCATCCAGCTTACTGGTATAATCATTCGTACTGCCTTCCAGTTCGCTGCGGTGGCGGTCATTAAGCTGCTGGGAGCGGTTATTCCAGTTAGACAGATAAGAGTCATTGTTGGCCGTATTCTTCGCGTTCTCTGCACTGTCGGCATCAGAACGTACGGAGATATTATCCTGCTGGCGGTTATAGAGTTCCTTGGCCGCCTCCAGCTTATCGTTCTTATAGTTATAAAGCTCTTCATCCTGACGCCCCTGATGCTGGTTAAGGTGTTCTTCCTGTTCCTGACGGTAGCGGTCAATATTGGAGCCCTGATTGTTTATATAGTCACGCTCGGACTTAGCCAGTTTATCGTTCTTATCCTGCAGGTTCTGGCCGGATTCCTGTCCGTAGCGGATTTCATTATGCAGACGGTTCGTTGTGGAATTGAAGTTATTATCACTACTCTGCAGTTCCCAGGTGCGGTTATTTGAATCGTTGGCACGGTCACGCTTATCAATAAGGTCTTCGCGCTCATTACGGTAATCAAGGTCATTATCTGCCCGCTTATTCTGGTTGCGCTGAATGTTTGTACCCTGCTGACGCTCGTAGCGGTTGTTGATATTGCTCTGGTTGCTGCTATGGGAGTAGATATCGTTCTGACTCTGGTCGTTATAATGCTGGTTTTCGAGCTCCTGACGGTCTTTATAGTGCCTGTTGGCAGATTCAAGGTCGTACTGGTGCTGTTTATCGGCGCCGTCACGACGGTCCGTATAGTCAGATAAAGTACCACGCTGGGCGTCTGCGTAGGCATTGCGCGCCTTGGTCAGTTCATCGTAGTTACGGTCTGTATTATTCTGCTGGGAATAAGCATAGGTGGCCGCGTTTCCTTCTTCCCTTTTATCTGCGTCGGCCCTTGCACCGTTTAAGCCTGATTCATAGGAAGCCCGTGCATTATTCAGCGCGTTTTCGTATTTTGAGGCCTCGGCATTGGTTCTGCCTGTATAATCAGCGGTGTTACGGGAAGAGTCATTTTCGTAGCGGCTTCTGGCCCCTTCCTGTGCTGCGGCATAGTCGGAAGTGTTGCGGTCTGACTCTGCCTTCTGATTAGCGTAGTTCTTATTGGCTTCGGATAAGTATTCGCTGCGTTCCTTTTCTACGGCGCGGGCGTAACTGGCAAGGTTCTTATCGCCCGATTTTTTAAAGTCTGCCAGGGCCTTATCAATGTCGCCGTTATACTTCTTATACAGGTCATCCCAGTCATAGCCTTTGACGTTCTTTAAGTAATCAAGGGCCTCCTGCTGAAGTTTCGTGGCACCGGCAAGTCCTGATTCCGAGTATTTCTGGAGTTTGTCCTGCAGTGCTTTTTCTTCTTTGGTCTGCGCAGGAATATCACGCTTCTGCACCGTGGTGGATTCACCGCCACCTTTGCAGTGGCAGTGGCCAAGGCCCGTAAAGACGGGACGCAGGTAAGCATCATATTCGTTTAACTGTTTAAAGACGCTGATATCAATCAATCCTTTCTATGATGAACCAGTAGAACTTCCCGTTGGGGAGATACCGGCTCAAAGATAAATCTAAGTGGGCGTTGTGGCCTATCCTATGTACGAGGCGCAGGTATGCTTTGGGATTGCGCAGGGTATACGTTATAAGGAAACGGGCGCCCTTTTCTTTGGCTATTCTTAAGGCAGCATCCGACATCCAGCGTATGTTGTTGTCACAGCAGGAATCGGACAGATAAAGAGTTTCGGGATTAAGCATCTTATAGCTTATAAACCCCTGCCCTTCTTCGTAGTAGACTTCACAGCCCTCGTCAAAATCAAGAGGCTCTGCTTTCTCTTCGTAGAATTTCTTAAAATAATCAAAGTCTTTAATGGGCGCTTTCCCCTTCCTTTGTTCTTCAGTACCTGCCCGCTTCTGCTTCTTCCACGGTAACGGACGGACGTCTTTCATCTATCCAGCTGTCAATGGTATCGGCCAGTATACAGGGGTGATATCTCTTAAATCCTTTGCCTACCAGTGTCATCTTCTTGTAGTAGTAATCACGGTCAAACTTCGCACTGGCATCGGAAAGGAAGTGGTCATCACCAAAGCCTGCGGCATAAAGGCGGTTGGCGTAGTTAACGAATTCCCTGTCTCCCAGTTGTTTCCAGCCATAAGGAAGATGACTGTTCGGATAATGGGTATCATGTTTATTCTCGCCATTTCTTACTGCCAGGGATACGCTGCAGCCGAAGAATGTTTCGGCATCCTCAGTGGTTTTAAATTTAACACGCACATAAACCCTGCCATTGTATATGCTTGATAGAAGAGGTATCATGAACCAGCTGCCGTTTTTGTCTTTATAGTGAAGTGCGGCCTCGGCCTCAACGATAAAGCTGTATTTAAGTGCCGGCGTTTTAATTGCCCGCGTATCGTGATATGTCGTCTGCTCGTCGTAGTTATGCACTGCGTCGTAGTGAAAATAAAGACGGTTGCCGGGTTTAGGGTATACCGCATGGGCGCCGGGGAGATATAAGACGCCGCCACCCAGCTTTGAACTGCGGACCGTCAGAGTGCCTGCCTTACTCATTCGTCATACTCCGAAATATAGATGTTGCAGTTGGTATCGTGATAACGGTCAATCTCGTCAGCGTAAGGAATACGGCATACCGGGATATCGCTGCAGCGTATCTTGCCGGATACCAGAAGGTCGCCTTTGATTTCCGTATCCTTGGCCACATTAAGGCTGCTTACCTGTGTTGTGTCCGTAACCTTAAGGGAGGCTGTTTCAAGGGAGGCAGCAGAGGCATCATTCATCATGGTTGTTCCATGCAGGTTGGAGGAAGACTCAACCTCGAATGTCTTAGCTTTAAGGTCTGCCGCGTTTAAGGTTCCCCTGATGGTTGCGCCCTTATCTGCTGTAAGTTCTTCCTTGGTTACTTCGAGTCTTTCCACCGCCGCGAATCCTGCATTAAGCCCGCTCGCGTTAACGGTGAGCCCAGTAATGGTATCGGCCCGTGCCGTTTTGGACACAATGTCTGTCGTATCCACCTTTTTTGTATTAACTGACTCCTCTGCCGTAACCGAGGACTTAGCGAAGATGCTTTCACCTTCGATTGCCTTGGCTGTGAGTTTCCTGGCAACATCGGCCGTATCTGCGTTAATCATACGGGATTTAAGGGTATAAAGAATCTCGGGGTTCGTCTTTAAGAGCTCAGACAGTTCGGCTGCACGGGGACGCGACACAATGGAATACGGTTTAATGGTAACTGTGCCCGCGCCGTTAGTCATGGCCTGCGCAAAGAAGATACGTCGCGTATTCTGCCATACCTGGCCATCGAAAAGCTTCATCTGCTGCGCCTTCATATCGTACCAGCACTGGCCTGCTTTCGGTGCAGCAGGTTCAACGTAGCTGTAGGTATCTTCAAAGGTCGTGAAGTTAAAGGACACAATGCGCGTGGATACGTTATATTCAGCGTACAGGTAAACTGTTTCCGTATAGGGAAGATTCTGCCATGCCTTCGGATTTGTTTCGTTGATTACGGTGATAAAATCACGCGGCGTCTTACCGGCAAAGCCGCTGGCAAAGGACAGGATAATGGGCGTTTCTGCATGGATGCCGACCGTATTTTTCTCGTCGGTTATAAAGCAGTCAAGAAGGCCCGTAGGAGTTACTTCCGCGTTGATGATGGAGTTACGGTTAACGGATGAACCGCCGCCGCCGCCACCACCTGATTCTTCTATATTGCCGCCACCGGTCATAGCGTCAAGCAGGGAAAGGATACGGCGGATTTCTGCGTCGTCGTTCTTAAAGCCCTGCAGGACTGTAGTACCGCTGGACGTAAATGTGTTAGGGTACTGTCTTGTATAAGCAGTTGTTGACAAAAATTACACCTCCAGGTATTCATAGGAAAGGTTTCTAAGACTTACCGCGCCTTTTTCAACAGTTAAGACAAGCTGCACTTCCTTATTGGAGCCGCCGCCGACTTTATAATCCCTTGTCTTGCTTTCACGATAGATAGGCTCTGTATGGAGAACGATATCATCAGACCACAGGGAGTAAATAGTCGGGTCACTGGTGCCGCATTTTATCTGTCTTGTTTTCTTTCCGCATTTAAGGCTCATATAGCCTGGCAGACGGTTATCGGTAACGAGAAGACGGTTCATAACCAGAATAGAGTGCTTGGAGGCCAGGCGGTCAGGACCGATAATGGATGCACGTATCTGTGTGCCGCAGTCGGTATCAAGGGTGGAATCCAGTATAGCTACGGTCTTGCCACAGGCGATATATACAGTGCCCGCTACATCGATAACGTCATGAATGGGATAAAAGAAGGAGCGCGTCGTAAATGCTCCCCTGCCGTCCTGCAGACGGGGCAGGTAGTGATACAGATAAATGGAAGTACCATCGCCGGGGCTTATCCAGAGCTGCTGCCGGCTGGGAATATGCCAGATTCTTGCGTTGGGCGTTACCTGCTGTGATAATACGGAGTTTACGGCGAGGCCTTCATCAAATGGCGCGATATCACCGTAAGCCGTAGTCGGTCTGAATGACTTAAAGCCGTCCTGCCCGATATAGTATGATTTATCGTCAATGGAGCAGGTCGCATGCTGTGATGAGCAGTAGGCCGTCATGGATACGGGTTCTACGGCGAAATCATCCTGGTCAGGAGAAGAAATGACTTTATAGGCGCGTCCGTTCTGCTGATAGACAAGCATTACCTTGGATAAGAAGTCAACAGCCACGATATTGGACGGGTCTTTATAACCTACGCCTATATACTGCGGCTGACTCTTATCCTGCAGGTGTTCAGGGTCAATGCCCCAGACAAGGCAGTCACCAATGGCGGAATACTTGACTTCGGGTGAGCCATGGTGGTACGCAATTACGCGGCCGTTGCTTACGCAGATAGAAGTAGCAACGGGGCCGCCTTCAATCTCGAAGAGCTTGCCCTTATTTGACACATACTGGAGAATACCGCCTGATGCTACGAGAAGCGTGGCGCCGAACGTTGCGTATGTCGGCTTATCCTTGCCGGAAAGAGTACCTATCTTATCACCAGAGGAATTAAGATTATCTGCCCTAAACAGATTCAGGTCACTGGTCGTATAGTAGAAGACGTTGTTTACGCGGTCAAAGTAGAGCGACGTAATATCCTCGGGCGCGTGAAAGAGTGGTTTAAGGCCCGGAACAGTGGATAATGCGCCGTCTTCCGGTTCAAACTCCCAGTTATGGAGTTCTACGGCCTCACCATCCGCGATAGAGTCGGAAGAACGCGAAAGGTTGATACCATAGCAGAATCCTGCGGTATCTCTTACGGGAAATTCACTCATTTCTGTTCACCGCCCTGTGCCTGTTTAATGGCCGCCATCAGCTGCTGTACGAAGGTAGAATCTTCCTGACAGTACTGCACGGGGATATAGGTCTTTTTCTTAATCAAATAAGAGGCGATGAGCACTAGGCAGCCTGCATACATCTCCTTAAATGGAATTTCGTCTTCTAAGGAGGAAACATGCGGCATATGCGTAGAATAACGGATAGTCACTTTACGGTCACTGCTGATGATACGAAACTTCTTACCATCAATACGCAGGGGATAGCCATTAAGAGGTACAAGGCGCTGGAAGTTATCGGGCACATCGTCCTTGTCCTTTACCGTTGCTACGGATATAAGCGAAGGGTCATCGGAAAGGAAGAAGGATAATAGGTCAATGGCGTGGTTGATGTAAGGAATATTGTCCTCGTCCGTGTCTAAAAGCTCATCTGCTTCCAGGTTGACCAGATTTACAAGTTCTTGGGTTGTCATCTTATATCACCTCACAGTTTCCAGGGAAGACTTTCAGATAATGATAAAGAAGAATATTCACGGCCCGCCACAATGTTATAGATATCGGTTGTTATCTGCTGGATAATGTCCGCATCCTGCGTAGTAGCACCAAGCGCCATAACTGCGCTGTATTTTACCAGCAGATTGCTGAAATAGGCCGGGAGGTCTAAATCATCGTCGAGGGTATCCGTCGTTACCTCTTCATCAAAAAAGGGCTTATATTCGATGGTTATATCGGTGGGCGCGAAGATGGTGCTGCCAGTAATACGATAACCATCTTTAACAGGTTCTTCCCTTGGTACGGGGCTAAGCGCACGGCCAGTATTATCATAGACTGCGACGATACGCAGGAAGTCATCGGGCAGCTCTCCGTGCTTGTTCTTTATCTGAATATCTGCGGTACGGTTGAGTACGGTGGAAGATGACGCCGCCAGCGTGTTATACACCATCGACAGGGTGGCGTTAAGGGCATCAATAAGCTGGTAGTCCGAGAACTTACTGCCCTGATTATCGTTAATCGCGGGCGTCATGCGTACTTTATTGATTATCTGTCTTGCTTCCATCGTTATACCCTCCCGCTGCAGGCTTTAAAAAGATGCGGATATTCACGAATCATTCTGTCCCTTGCGTTGGTATCGCCCTGAAGATACTTCTTGGCGTTCTTATCACCCTGACTGGCCAAGAGCTTCACCGTATTCATATCAATATGGGCTACACGGCGTACAAGGCCAAGGCCCGGCATCATCATGAAACCGTCATCCTTACGCTGTTCCTGATTAAGCGCGAGAATAGCGTCGTTATTGAAGATGGTCGTTACACGGTCTTCTGTACCGTTCGTGCTCAGGATTTTACGTGAAGTATCGCCGGCCTCAGTTAATTCATAGTGTTTAAACTGGGTAGGATTTCTGCTACTCAAAGAGTCTATTCACCTCTGTTTATAATCATTTAAAAAGGACAGGGCGCTTTTGCCCTGCCCTCACTTTCTATATTACCGTTGATTATTCGCCTTTACCCAGGTCGATGATAGCGTTGCCTTTCTCGGCACGAGCTTCCAGCGTCATTTCACCGATGATGTAGCCTGCCTTGGAATCGCCCATCTTCGGCAGTTCCTGCTTCTTGAAGTTGCGCAGCCATGCAATCTTGAAGAGAGACGGGTCAAGCACGAACAGCTTATCATCCGGCATGAAGCGGGAAGCAACGATTTCTACGCGGCCAAAATCGGAATCATAAACGTCAACAGCTTCCGTCAGCGTCTTGTCCTTTGCTGCTACGGTCTTGGTGTTGGAAGTAGTCATCTTGGACAGGAGGCGCTTATTCTTACCGGAGCAGTATACCTTGCCCGGTTCACCGCCAGCAGCCCAAGCCATCTGCAGGGCGTCGGCAATAGCGTCACCATCGAGAGCCTTCGGTTTAACGATATTCGTCTTAACAAAAGCCTGAACGCCACCCATTTCAGGGATATCGCCCTTTGCGCCGTTGACTTTGGCCTCTGCGTTGTTAACGAGAGCGTACTCAAGGTCTTTAGCCAGAGCTTTCATGGCTTTGTACTGCTGATATGCGTACTCGTTGCTGACACCAGCCGTATCAACAGCCTGCTGGGTTTCGGTTACCTTGAAGGAGCGCTGCATAATCTGCGTGTAGTTATACAGACGCTTACGGGCGCCGACCTCTTCGGCCGTCACGTCTTCGCCTTCAGCATGCGCGTTCTTGCGTGCATCTGCCAGGTCATCTTCAACCCATTCATGTTTAGTGGATTTTGCCTTGGTCTTGCCAAAAGCGGATACAAGCGGGGTTTCAGTCGGGGAGATGTTAGTAATTACGTCGCTGAGGTCTTCGCGGTTAGTAACTTCGTTAAAGCTATAAGTTGCCATCTAAAAAATCAATTCCTTTCGGTTCTAAAAATTCTACATTAATTGAATACGCCCAGTCTCTTCAGATAAGCAAACTGGTCGTCGCCGTGCTTGGAACGCAAGGTACGCTTATCCATACGGACTTTAGGCGCCGCATTTCCTGCGCCCGGACCTTCCGTAGCCGGCGGTTCTGCTGGTTTCACAGCCTGCGCGGTTTTGTTGCTGGCAGACTGATTGATGATGCAGGAACGTACATGGTTATAGAGGCCTTCAATCGCCTGAATATCTTCCATAGAGGCCTGACCGGCAAAGAATCTGTCTTTCGCACCAGATAAGAATTTGGCTGCTTCAGTAGTCTGCGGGTTACAGTACATCTGCCCAATCGCGGTGTCGAGGTTACTCATAACGCTGTCACACATCGGGTCCTGACGGGCCTGGTCAATAAGGCTCGATGCGTAGCTGTTACGATGCTCAACAGCCTGCTTTTGGGCATTTTGTGTAAGAATAGCCTGCTGAAGTGCGTATTGGTGCATGCTGTCGAACTGGTTAAAGTCTTCAGGGGCGATATTAAGCTGTTTGGCGGCCATCTTTACAGCGGATTCATAGCCCATCTGCACGGCCTCTGCCGTGTTTGTCGGTTTACTTGTTGGCTGTTCCGTCTGTTGTGCCTGTGCCTGCGCGATTAAAGCGTCATATTTACGGCGCTCTGCTGCAAGTTCCTGCGTTTTTCTTGTATAGTCGGCTTGTCGTTGGTATCCTGCGATGAGCTCATTTTTGCTCATCTTAACTGTCTTGCCGTCAATCGTCACGTCCAGAGTCTCTTCTTGCTGCGATGATTCTGCAGAGTGCTCGTTGGCTTGTTCTACGGAAGCATCACCCTGAAGCGGCTCAGCTACTTTATTCGATTCAACGTTTTTCGTGGTGGGCTCATCACCCAGAACGCCAGCGGCTTTAAGTGCCTCAAACTGGTCATTCTCATCCATGGAGCCGAGGCTCTTCGCATCAAAGGACGTCTCCTCTGTGCTACTTGAGCTGTTCTCCTGGGACTCCGGTGCAGCGGAAACTGACTCCGAAGAATTCATATCTGGGTTAACGGCAGACTGTTCAAAGACTTGGTCTTCCATCAATTAATCATTCCCTTCATTATTGGTAGACTTAGTAAGCTCGGCAATTTTCAACATAAGCTGACGATTTTCTTCAGAAAGTGCTTCTAAGGCTTTATTCGTGAGTGATAATTCATTCGCCAGGGTCGCGATTAAGGAGGCTGGTGTGCGCTCAATCAGGTCACTGGCGGTAAATCCTTTAAACAGACTCATCGCTATCAATCTCCAACAATTTTCGGCGCGCTTCCTCACCCATCTGCAGGTCGTTATTCAGGTCATGCTCCATTTTTGCTGCTACGGCAAGGAGAAGCTGGTTATAGTGAAGAGTCTGCTCATCTATATGGACTTTTGAGAGCTTGGTTATAGCATCAGTCTGCAGGCTAGTCAAATAAGGAATAAGATAAGCTTTGGCCGCCGCCGCATCCTGACTCTTTCTTAAGCGTTCCTGATAATACTTCTTTGTTTTACCGTCCATCTTACATCATCATTCCTTCCGGTTCCGTGGGGGCGTTGGAGGCGCGTAAATACTGGGCTACGGCCGCATCAGACGCAACGGAAGACTCACGATTTGCCTCTGATTTAGCATGTTCATGGGTAGCTACGCGCAGGGCATCGGTGCGTTCTTTATTTGCGAACATGTCCGGCGTAACCTGATATCCCAGACGCTGCAGGGCCTGAGCCTGTACTTCTTCCGGCACTTCATCATATTTCGGTACGATAACAGGCGGCTGGTTCTGTTGCGCCTGTTGTGCCTGCTGAGCCTGATACTGCTGGCTCTGCTGCGGGTTCATCACGAACTCATCGGCGTTCTTGAAGTCAAGGGATTCGCAGGTCTTCTTAAACACGTTATAGAACTGTTCGGGGCCTGCCATGCCTATCTGGGCTAACTTTTCAACCAAAGGCTCAATCATCTGAATAGCCTGCAGCTTATCCTGTTTTGAAGACGTACCCATGGCGGCGTTGACCGTTAAATCATAGCTGCCATCTAGGTCACTGGGGTCTACCTGCAGGGGCTCGTTATTGAGTCTGATTACGATAGCCTGATTGAGGAACAGCTGATTCAGTTTAACCAGGAAACGGAATAAGTCCTTTACCGCAGTTTCAGCAAAACAACGACAGATAAGTTCAAGGCGCTGATTGGCTGCCTGCTGTATAAGGTTTATACCCGTTGCAGTCTTATTCAAGCTGTTGCTGTCCGTGCCCTGATTGTAACGGGTCAGGCCGCTTTTGTTTTCCTTATCTGAATCAAGATACTGCAGCATCGAAAATGCCCAGTTCGCAATCTGTGGCGAAGGAAGCTGCTGAATAGCCTGATTGATATTGCCACCGGAATTAAGCTGTATTACGCCGCTGCCGTTCAGGAGCTCGTTTACGTCATAAATGGCCGATTTATCTACCGCAATACGACAGTCATTGGCTTTGGACAGGGCAATAATCATCTGCTTAAGAATAGCTGTTTTAGCATGCTGGTTAGGCGCGATAATGTCCACAAAACCGCTGTCAGGCCAGATTTTATGAGGCTCACAGACGGGCGTAATCAGGAAGAACGGCTGACGCTCGTAGCTGTTTTCTTCAATGCGCAGGATAGTATCTGCCGCCATTGTTACGATAACATCCTGCAGAATTGCGTTCTTATCATCAGTCAGATTCAGCTTTACGTAGCATTCATATAAAACAACTTTACGGCGGCCAGTATCTTCACTGGAACCGGAGTTATCATCAATATGGTCGTTGTTGTAGTTGTCCAGCTGTGTAAAGTTAGGATTGCCCGCTTTTTCTGCTGCTTCTTCTACAGCGGCTTTATCATAAAGACCCGCCTCTGCCTGACGACGCAGATAATCAATAGAAACAACCTTACGATGGGCGATGAAGTCGGCATCCTCCAGGCAGGTAGCACTAGGGTCAAAGCGGAATTCAGAGGCCATCAGATTCATAAAGCGGGGCCGATTCTTATCAATCTCTTTAATTGTATAGGTGACATTGGCCACACCGGTCATAGAATCAAGCTGAATATCATCAATGGAGCCACCGCCCTGTTCTACCTGCTGCTGGAATACGGGGACAGCCTCGGCCATCATCTGTTCTGTACCCTGCGTTGATTTATACGTACGCTGCCAGTCGACTTTTAGAATCCCCAGATTTGTGATGAGCGAATCGAGGAACCACTTCTGGAACTTCTGATAACACCCGGACTGTTCAAGCTCAAAATTGATAAGCGCCTGCATCATCTGTGCGCGGTGTTCATCTTCCGGCATACCATCCCTGCCCTGAATCGTGATAACGTCTTGGCTGCTAAAAAAAGTCTTCATAATAGCGGGCATGGCGGAGGAAATTGTATCCTTTACATCCGTAGTGCTAAGGCTACACATGGCGCTAAGTCTTGGGAACATCTTCTTATAGAAGGAAGGGTCGCTTTTATAGATGGCGTAGCGCTCCATCACCTTGGGTTCAATCTTTTCTTCGTAATAAGCATCAGCCAGCGCGATGTCGACTTTCAGCTTGTTGGTTATAGCTTCTCTTTTCTCTGCTGAGATTTCAAGCAAATAAAAACACTCCTTTATTTATATGGTTATAGGCCGCCATAGGTTGGCCATTGTACGTGACGTACGGGCGCGATTGGCTCTGGTTTAAACATTTCATACATTAATGCGTAGCGCAGGGCATCCAGTAAGTCATCCTGACGCTTCACTGGTTCAGGCAGGGATACGCCATTCTTGTCCTCTTTCCAGTGATAGGTTGAGAGCTCCGCGATTAGGTCTGTACAGCGTTCATCGACTACAAGGCGGCACTTCTGAATCCATTGAATACCGTTAAGCACTGAATCAGGCCCTTTCTTGCATGGAATGATATTCAAGCCGCGACGCCTCAAATCCGCTATGTTATCTGGTCTGGCGCAGTCCGCGATGATAATGCCGCCACCGAAGAAATTTTCACATTCTACGGCTAAGAGGTCATTCGTCATATTGAATCGGTACTCTGCTTTAGTCACATAAATGGTATTCTCTGCAGGCTCATAATGGCACTGTACGAGGGCCGCCGGATGCTCCTTGTTTACACCAAACCCAAAGTCCAAGCCGTTTGAATAAGACTCAAAACTACGGTCAGAGAGGTCAGCTTTCGACCAGTTATTGTAAATGACATGGCCGAGCACGCCGAAGTTGCCCAAGCTGTAAACGTTGTACCAATAGGGGTCGCTTTCATGCTCCAGGTCGTAAATGGTCTCTGGGGTCAGATAAGGGTTATCCTTGTATGTTGTTTTTAATATGGATAAGTGCTCATCATGATATTCGGTATCCGCTTCAGTCCAACCGATTGGCGCGAAATACTCAAGGAATATCCAATGTTGTTGGAAAATCGGGTTAAATGACATCGTTAAGCGCTTGGTGGCCTTGGAACGGCCGCGCAATCGTTTCTTTAACTGCTTAATGTCCTCATAGTCGCAATCGGTGGCTTCTTCTACCCAAATGTCGGTTATGATACCCTTCTGGGGCGTAACACCTTTGATTTTCTCAACGTCATCTAAGCCTGAAAATATAATCTGGTAGCCGTTGTGACAGGTTATCGTCATGTCGCTTTTGTTGATATCGAAGAGCTTACCCACCTTAAATGTATTGATGGCTTTGGTGATTTCGTTAAAAACTGACTTCTTAACTGCTGTCTGGGCTTTACGAACGATAAGGTAGTTACGGCCGCCTTTTAAGATGTCCATGACACAGCGCTGGGCAAGAAAATAGGACTTACCGGACGAACTGCCGCCAAAATATATCTGAACAAAAGTGTCATCTTCCAAATAAGGGCGATAAACGGGCGCGATTATGTTGATATCGACTTTTACGTTAATCTTAGGCATTATGAGTTCCATTGGCCTGAGATGCAGGCAACTGTTTTACGGCGTCTTGGATATAACTGCACAATGTTTCAGTGGATGCGCCGCTTTTTATAAGCGAGGCTACTGTCTGCCCCACTTTGTCGGCTGGCTCGGCGTGTTGCTCTGGGAAAAAACATTGAACTTTAAGGTCGGCATTACTTAACGCATCTTCAATCGTACACCGTATATTATGATAATCTGTAGAATCAAACATAAATTATTCCTCCGTCTCTAACGATACATTGATGGTTAATTCGTCACTGGCTTTGTCATCGCCCAGGGTGCTGGCGGACACGGACTGGCAGTTCTTTAAGGCAGCGCTAAGCACTGATAAGTCTTTGGGCGAAATATCCTCGTCCAGCTTATCCTGAATTTCGTCAGCTATACGGGACGCGATATTGAAGAGCTTAAGGTTCAGGTCACAGGATTCGTCGCTGACTTCCTCAATCATCTTCTGTGTGGCTTTTTCGCGAACTCTGTGCGCAAATTGCTCGCGCTTTAGGAGCCACTGTTCTTGCTTGCTATGGCGCTGTACGCTGCTGGCGTTGACTTTATACTGTTCTGCAAGTTCGCGTACAGTCGGGTACTTGTGTGCACCAGTTTCGTCGGTGTAGCCACGAATGTACGCATTTTCTATTTCCAACCATGGTATTTTTGTACTTATTTGAATCACTCCTCTCTATTCAAATAAAGACTAGGTAAGGGCGCGGTTTTTCAACATCACTCAAACTTGTCTGTCAGAACGATGTCTCTGCTGTGGTGTTCTTTGTCCCATCGGCGGGCAGGCACGATGGAGTATTCTAACCTGTTCTTCCAGGGCCTTTTGTCGTTCTTAGAGTAGAAAAACATCTTATCAATCAAATAATCATATTCAGGAGTACCGGGCGCCGCCAACTGCATGTATTCTTCCTTATATTCTGTGACTTTTTCAAGACGCTTACGTTTTATCATCGCTAACGGCTTTCTTGATGGCATTGAGCGCAGCACGTACTATCTGGCTCACGTTTTGAGGGCTGCAGTTCATCACTTCGGCAGTCTCGGCAAGTGTCATGGCGCAACAGCAGTAACAGGTTACAGCTTTGTTCTGGCGTTTGGTAAGGACTTTATCCATCAAACGTTCAATGTCAGCTGCAGTGTTATGGTCTTCGATATCGTCACTGTCATAGAGCTCCATAAAGTGATTGATGTTATACAGGACATCTTCTGGCGTGTTATTGGCACGATGTAACGCGAAATCGTTTGGCGGCCCAAAGGCTGATTCAGCAATCATAAGGTACACCTCCGTTTTAAAAAAAATACAAATAGAGTCGCTGAATTCTCGCACGAAGGCGGAATATCAAGCGGTTACGGATTTTATTTGAAATGGTAAATCAACTTCTTTCGATAAAATAAAGAAAAAGATGAAGGAAAAGGCGGCAAGGAGGCCCGCCTTCAATTCTTCATCAAAAACAAAAAGGAGGAGAGTGACAAGGGCTGGCATTATACCCGTTTGCGTCACTCATTAACTATATTACGCGCTGTCGATTCTTTTACACACTCTTCATAATCTTAAAAATCTTCATTTTTTGTTCAATGATTGAACACTTCGTTGACTTAATCAAATAAAGACATATAAAAAGACAGCCCGCGCTTTAAACGAGGCTGTCGTGGTCTTATTTATTTAGGAACACAGGGAACGAATGATTTCTTGGGTTTCAGGAGGTAGTGCATAGTTAAGGATATCTGCAGGAGTTTCAGCGTATTTATACACGCGGGTACGGTCAGGCTCTTTGATGACTACTGCTTTGCTGATGGTGTTGTGAGCAAGCAGGACAGTCTTATTCATGGCGGTTATTCATTACAGCACATTCGATAACACAGCGAAGAATCCACTTGGATGGCCGGCGCTCGTTGAGATTCCAGTTCTGAATCGTTGAATATGAGCCGCCAGTTATGGCGCAGATATCACGCATAGAGATGTTGAACTCTTTCTTCAATGCTTTTAACGGCTGTTCAGCGTCACAGACTGCATCAAGCCTGCGCATCAGGCTCTTATCTGCGTCTACACGGGTACGGGTAAAAAAGTTGTCTTCAAGGTCAGCTGGGATATTGTTGGTAGCCATATTATAAAAGTCTCCTTTAATCAATCAATTCAATGCCACAGATAGTACAGAGGAAGTTTAGGATATCATCGAAGGTGCGGCCGGACAGGCGATACATGCAGTCAAAGATATCGGCGCTGCCAAGGCAATGGCAGACATAACGCCAGTAGGGATACTTTTCATTCGGCGCGTACACATTGGCACTATTGCCGTCCCCACCCTCGGTGATGTGGAAGATACAGTCAAAGGAACGGTTGTCAGGCAGGTCAAGTAACTCTGCAAGATTGAGTTCTTTCTTCATGAATTCTTTGGCTTCGGCTTTAGTCATCTTTTGGGTGGTTTCCGGGACTTCAAACACGCTAAGGTCAAGGTTCGCAAGGGCCCGGTGATATTCATTTAACTCGGCGGCATTCATGGTGCAGGATTTTGCGTTGGCAGTGCAGGATTTTGCGCTCTGCTGCTGCTTAATCTCGGGGTACTTTTCAAGAATTTCATCTTTCTGTGCTACGAGAATGGGTTGCAGGTTCTCAAACTGATTGATGAGTTCAGCAATGTCGTAAACGATATCATTGGACTCATGGATTGTTACATAATATGGGTCGGTGCCCTCTTTATGATGGACGGAATATGGCATACGCAGGACACGGGCGCTGTCACAGGTTACGCTGGGGTCATTAAGACCCGCAAAGATTTTATTTGCTTGGTTGGCAATGTAGAACCAGCCGTCAATGTCATTGGATTCTTCTATGGACCAGATGAGATGAAAGCCATTGCGCGTCCAGGTTACGCAGGAGGGCGTAGGGATAAACGGACGGATGCGATTAAAGATGTCTTGCTTGCGCTCTTCTACTTCTTCGACGCTATAGTAGCTTTTGTCCTCTTTCTTGCCCAGGTCGATATCGACGCAGACATTCTTGTAAGATACGATGTCATCCTTCTTGCGGCTGTTGCTACTGCCAGAGGTCTGACACAGATAAAAGATGTTTTCCCAGCTTTTATCTTCGGCATCATCATCATTCACTGGCAGGGACTCAATGTCATACATCTTATTGAAGTAAGGAGCAACGAACAGTTGTGCGTTATCACGCAACACGGTGCGGTAAAAGCATTCAAAATGCTCTTCTTCAGTCTTTTCTGGGATAATACGCTCGGGCACGATATTGACCTTAATCGGCTTTCTTTCAGGGATGCGCGCTCTACCGGCTTTGATGAGCTCGATGTGGAAGGCGTCGACCACCTGCTGCGGTAAGAACGGGTCTAAATCACGGTGATACAATTCATATAATGAGAGCGGAATCCAGTTATAGCGTCTCATGGTGTATAATGGATTGACGAAGTAACGAACAGGACGCTCGCCGCCATCAACGATTTCACCATTTTCCTGTTTAACCAGCACATGATACTTCTTTAACTGGCGTTTCAGTACTTTCCACGTCGTAAGCTTGCAGCCAACAACATCCATGAGTTCTTCTTCAGAGGTAGCTGCTCTTCTGCCAAACTTCTTATCTTCAATCATTACACAGTTGCGGACATCGATGGACTTAAAGAGACGATACAGATAACCGATATGGGTTATTTTGCCAGCGATTTCTTCGAGGTCAGGAATACCGGAAGATGTAGTCATCAGTAAACGGTCGTAATTCGCCATGATTCGGCAACCGCCTTCGCCGCCGAACTTGTCAGGTCTGAAATTGTCTGTCGTGCTTTTGGTCGTAAACTCGGCCGTGTGAGTCGCATTTGCGACCATCGTAACTGAATACTGTTTTTCCATATCTGAACCTTCTTTCAAGTCTTACAGTAACTATATTACACCCATGTGAGTGTTTTGTCAACACTCTAACAGAAAAAAGTTTTCAAAACTGCGGTGACCAACGAATCTATTTTAAATTCTTCTTCTCTGCGGCTTCTTTTATAATGATGGGTCTTTTGTCGCAGCAACACATTCTTGGCTCTCCAGCGCAAAGGAAACGCCCTTCTGTGATGTGTCAGCCATTTTATAACTCATGGAGGGCGCGGGGTGCCATTTATTCAAATAGACCGGGGGAGGAGGAGGAGAGAGATGTGGTCGTGAATCCGACTGCTGCTCTCTCCCCTCGGTTCTTCTTCTCTTCTGCTCCTCTGTTTTTTCATTTCGCACCGTTTCAGTCAGAACTGCTTAAATATACCTATATATAAGCAGTTACCCCAAAAAATGGTCGTGAGCCCGCATAAATACTGGAAAAGTGGGGGTCGCATTTGCGACCTTTTTGGGGCCTTTTTGGTCGCATTTGCGACCTTAGCTATCAACAGCAGTTTTTGGTCGTAAACGCGGCTTTCGTTTCTATTGCCGTTTTATGCTATCATACAGCGCAATGAAGTCAAATCCAGTACTTTCTTCAATCTGACTGAAGAAGACGCTCTACGTGTCTTTAGAAGCTAAAGTTCTAACCACTTTAAATGACTGGTAGTCCGTATTAACAGTCCTATATCAAAAATAATCGACTAATAAGTAAGCCCCGACTCTCCACAATCCACAAAGAGTCGGGGTTATCTTTATTTATTGAAGTTTTTGTCAAACACCTTATCTGTGAATGCCATCCCGCCGTTGCTGCGTTCAAACGAAACCTTAGCAGAGCCATTTAAGTAAGGAACTGTCCAGAACACGGCAAGTTCCTGCACTTCAGGCAGGTCGTTATATATCCTGGCTGCCATGTCGGAACTGTACATCTCCAACATCTCTTTGGACGTCTTACCGCTGTTCTTTCGGTTCCAGGTGAGGCGTACAAGGGCAACGTAATCGCCGTCCTTCTCCGTCCCCATGTCGGGATTCAGCGTTACGCTGTTGATGGTCGTTTCAGCATAGCCATTGACGTACTCTTTGACCTTCTCTTTAACCCTGTATTCTGGGGTATTTTTCTGGGCCTCGGCTTTTGCTTTTTCGTCAGCAGCTTTTTGTTCCTCAAGAGCTTTCTTGTCAGCTTCCTCTTTTGCCCCTTTTTCGGCTACTTTCTGCTGCTTTTCTTGTTCTTGAGCCTGACGATGGGCCTCATATTCGGCTTTTTGTTCAGGTGTTTCCGTAGCGTTGAATCCAATACCACTGGCTAGGAATACAACGAATGCAATAGCGAATCGTTTGCCGTAGAATGCCTTATCGCTCCCCTTGGAAAAGCAGATTATCAGCCTTATCAAGTAATATCCGCCGGCTATCAACGACAGCAATGTCAACAGAGCAAAAAACGTATTCATTTTAATTCCCCTCCAAATTCAAATAAATCCCATTAAGTCTCGCTTACTATTTCTCCCTTCATTTTATGTTTTCCTGCCAAATTCCAATGTTTACACAAAAAAGAGGCCCTTGGCGGCCCCTTCCTATCTTTCTATTTGATTAAGCAATAATCTCGTCATTGATGCAGGCATAATCGCCAAAGTATTCGATAGCTGCTTTATTGTAGGCCATTGCTGCTGCTTCTTCTGTCACATAGCTGCCCAGATAATGCAGTTCGTGGCCGGTCGTAAAAATTCTGGCAATGTAACGATATTCGCCGTTTTTTAACCGTTTGCGTGTTACACCTTTGTACTTACTTGCCTTACCTTGTGATTTCATTCTATTGCGTGCGTTGGCCGCAGCATCGACTAATCGCAGGTTCTCGCGTCTGTTGTCCGTTTTACGGTGGTTAATGTGGTCTACCATCGCGAAATTCGCATGGCCGTGTTTAAGCTCCATGATAAATCTATGCAGGAGAACGTTGACCCCGTTGATTTTCGCGCAGACATAACCTTTATTGTGTTTTGTCCAGTTGTACTGATTAACTGCCTCGTAATCAATGTCACTCACCTTTGCGTAGCCAACGATTTCATGTTTCCGGTTGTGGATTTCTACATGTTTCATAAATTAAATTCCTCCAGTTGTTTTGTTTGTTTTTTACGCAGCGCTTCAAAAGCGTCTACATAAACATCATTACCGTCGGAGGAATTCTTTATTCAGTATCTTATGAATATTTTTTCTTTTTTTAGGCCACTTCATTCAGGCAGGCGAATTCACCGAAGTATTCAATAGCTGCCTCATTATATGCTTTCGCGGCCTCTTCCTGGCTGTAGAAGTTGCCCAAGAACTGTTTCTTGCCATCAACCACGATAGCAGACTGCCAGCACTTCTTTCGGTTCTTCAGATAGAAGACGCCTTTAAATCGGCGTCGTGACTCCTGATTACGCAGGTTCTCAGCCTGTGAGCAAATTCTTAAATTGTCGCGCCGGTTGTCCGTCTTTATATGGTTAATGTGGTCTACCACCTCACTGTCGCCTTCAGTAAGTGCTGCAACGACCCTATGCATGTACACAGCTTTTCGTGCCGGTAAGCCCCAGAAGTCAGCATCTTTTTTATTCACAAAGTGGACTGCGTACCCCTGTTTGTTGATGTGCCAGCTGAAATCCATCAGCCAGTCAAATTCATCATCAATCATCACACTGCCGCCAGTTATGTCAAATTCAATCATCTTGAGTAACAACTCCTCGTAAAAAAGTTTCTACGTTAGCTTTATTACTCAAAAAAATTTTTTTTCTACACAAAAAAAGAAGAGCCCTCGTAAAGAGAACTCTTCTCAAAATGTTGTATATTTGTGGCTTTTGGGGCCAATGGGGCCAACTTTTTACGCTTTTGCCAGTTTCCCGAAGTGGCGTCGTCCCTTGTGTGGCAAGGGTTCCGAGAGTTGATACTTTTTGTAAGAACACTTTATGTTCATCATTTCAGCATCAACCTCGCAATATTTTAACACCATTGTTCAGGTTTTGCAAGCGCGTTATTTTCCGCCACCATATA